AAACACAACAAATAAAGGTTTAAACGAGTTAAAAAAGAATGGCATTCAAACAGAAATACTGTCAATGTATTCATATGAGAAAGCACCGGGTATCTCTGGAGATAAAATAATTGAAACCTCAAGAGATTTTTGCCGACAGATTGTTGGATTCAACAGACTATACACCAGAGAGGATATTGATGAAATGACTTCAATACTTGGTTATGATGTTTGGAGAAGAAGAGGAGGTTGGATGACTATAAAAGGCACAACAACTCACGTTCCTTATTGTCGTCACTATTGGCAATCTAAACTTGTAAGAAGAAAAATCAATGGCTAATTTTATTTATTTCATATCGACCACATACCTCAAGGATAACACACCTTTAAACGAGAACCTTGACGATAAGTTACTCAAGAGTGCAATCAAAGAGGCACAAGAAATTTACATTCGGGATATCGTTGGAAGTGGTGTTTACGATGAGGTCTTGACACAAGCATATAACGGCACTCTAACGTCTTTAAATACAACCTTGATAGATAACTACATCGCACCTTGCTTAAAGTATTATACGTTGGTTGAGAGTATGCTACCTTTGACCTTCAAGTTTATGAACAAATCGGTAGCGAGTAGGAATAGCGATAACGCAACACCTATCACCACAGAGGAGTTGACAATGATTGAGAAGAGATACAGAGATAAAGCTGAGTATTACGCTGAACGATTAAGAGATTACCTAAAAGAAAACCCAACAGACTATCCGTTATATTTGAATCCTGGAAGTGGTTTCGATGTTATCAGACCACACAACACCGCCTTCTTTGGAGGTATGTATCTACCAGGTAATGATGACGATTGCTTCTTTAACTATGACTTCCCAGAAGATAACTAAAAATAAGTGGCGTTTAAAGAACGAACAGAAACTAAAACAGTATGACGCTAAACCAGATAATCGAAAAGATAAAAACCCAAGCGGAAAGCCACAAGATGGTCGGCAAGTTCGCAGTAGGGGCTGACTTTGACTTTGCAGTAGACGAGGTTAAATACTATCCTATTGTTTGGCTTGTGCCTAATGGCTTCACATTTAACACCGATCAAAGATTGGTTTCCTATCAGTTTGCTATGATGGTAATGGATAGAACCTTTGAATCAAGTTCAAATACTATCGAGGTGTTGAGTGATTCAGCAGGGATAATCATTGATATAGTAACCCTTTTAAAAAGAAATGTAAGTGATGCAGACTTTGAAATCTCGGTTAGCGGAAATGCTGAGCCTTTCTACGATTCTAAAACTGATGTTGTGGGTGGTCACGCTATCGATTTTATTATCAATACACCATACCTCGAAAGTTATTGCGACATACCGACCTGATACCAGTAGAGTCATTATAATTAGAGAAATCTATGCAGTTGATAAAGAGATTGATTCCATTCGCAACGTTTACTCTGATAGTATTAGCAGCATTAACACCACAGAGAGTCTACTCTCAATACTCCGACAGCACGATCAAGGAAATAAACGAAAGGTTGATTGAATTACACGAGTGCAGACAAAAGCAAAAGTTATACATTCAATTAGCCAAGAGTGACTCATCTACTATACACAGACAAGAGGAGTTAATAAATACACTTATATTCGCAAACGAACAACAACAAGTCAAGGTCAGAAGATACCGCAATTATTCATTTATGACATCGGCTATTTTGATATTGGCTATAATACTATGAAAACAAATGTACACCTTATCGACAACCAGTGGGAATCCAAGAAAGTCCTTTTATTATCCGACATACATTGGGATAACCCTAAGTGCCAACGTGACCTCCTTAAACGTCATCTTGACGAAGCAAAAGAAATAGGTGCAGACGTACTGATAAACGGAGACACCCTGTGTTTGATGCAGGGGTCATACGATCCTCGTAAGAACAAGAACGACATTCGCCCTGAACATAACAAGGCAAACTACTTAGATGCCGTTGTAAACGATGCAGTACAATGGTTTAGTCCTTATGCTCACCTTATCAAGGTTGTAGGATATGGAAACCACGAAACTAACATTCTCAAGAGACAAGAGACAGACGTAATTGAACGTTTTGTATATGGGCTTAATTCTCTGAATGATACACAAATTGAAGTTGGTGGTTATGGTGGATGGATAGTGTATAGGTTTCAACGTAACACCGGAGAAGGTAGAACACGATTTGCTATAAAGTATTTTCATGGCTCTGGAGGAGGCGGACCAGTCACAAAGGGAACGATACAGTTCAATAGAATGTCTACTATGGTAGAGGGTGCTGATATGATATGGATGGGACACGTTCACGAAGATCACGAACTAACATACACGGTTGAGAGGTTAAGTCAAAATAAAGTATGGCTCAAGGATATATTGATGGTTAGAACGGCAACCTACAAAGAGGAGTATAACGAGGGTAAAGGTGGTTGGCATGTGGAGAGAGGTGCAAGTCCAAAACCTTTAGGAGGTCGTTGGTTAGAGTTACACCCCGAGAGGAAGGTAAAAGACAAGAGTGAGGAAATGAAAGTTAATGCGTTTACCTATAAGACAAGATGAAAGTACCTGTAAGTTTTGTATTCAGAGAAGAGCAGACTGATCCTATCTACCAACAGATAGGCATAGAGATGGATGCTGATACAGTAGAGGTAATTGTTGATGGTTATCTGGACTTGGACAAGGTTATTGGTTGTAGTGAGTTTTATGAAATGACTTACGTATATTGTGAAGGTCACGGATTTTTAATAGATTTGCCATTAGAGGAATTTAAAAAAATATGGATGTAGTGAATAAACCGCCTCATTATCAAGGAGAAGTTGAGGCAATAGATTCAATTAAATCAAGTATGTCGTATGAAGGTTTCAAAGGTTATTGTCAGGGTAATGCTCTTAAGTACGTTATTCGTTATGACAGAAAGAACGGGGTTGAGGATTTACACAAAGCAAAGTGGTACATCGAAAGACTTATTAAACACATTGAAAATGGGAAACATAAAACATTGTAATATAGACTACATCCTCAAATGGGAGGGTGGACTATCCAAGCACGTTAAAGATAGTGCAAGTGTTAATTGCGTACCTGATGGATCGGGGGTGCATACCAATAAAGGAATAACTTGGGCTGCCTGGAGGGCTAAGCACGGCTCAAACGAAAACTCAATCAAACGTTTCTACGCTATGTCAAAAGAAGATTGGTTAGGTATGTACGAGCTTTATTGGTACGGAGTTAAAGCCGATAGGATAGAATCAGATTTGATTGCTGAATTTTGGGCTGATTTCGCTTGGGGTTCTGGGGTAGGTGGTGCATCACGTCAGTTGCAGTATTATTTGCGTTCTGAGGGCTTTAATTTAAATGTTGATGGTATCATAGGGAAAATGACTTTGAGTGCCTTAAATGGGCTTATAGAGGCTAAAGGAGAGAGATACGTTTTTGATGGGTGCTATATCCACCGCATTCACTTCCTTAAATCGTTAAAATCATTTGCCGACTTTGGTCGCGGTTGGATGAATAGAATGGAGGACTTTTACGACTACGCTGAATCTAAATTGAATGGCTAATAAAACTCTTGATCAATTAGGCGAAAGTTTTGCTAACTTCAACCCGGTTGAGGATGATAGTTTATTAGGAGTAGTTCAAAATTGGGGTAATGAACTTGCCCAACAGATGCGCATTAACCTTCGTGTTAATGGTACTAACGCATCATCAGCATTAGATGGCTCTATCTCTGTACTTGCAGTTCCAACGGCAGCAGGATTTGATATAAAAGTAGAGATGGAGAAGTATTGGCAGTATGTTGAATATGGTAGGCGTCCAGGTAAGATGCCACCGATACAATCTATTTATGAATGGATACAGAACAAACGTTCAATGCAATTCAAGATAAAGAATGCCAAGAACCGAATCACCGCTACTAAATCACTTGCCTTTGTGATTGCCCGTAAGATAGGGGCTAAAGGTACACCAAAGCAACCATTCGTTCAACCTGCTCTACAAAAGGTTACAGTTGCAACTCTCATTGAGAGGATGGAGAGTTACATTGTTGATTCAATAGAAAAATAATTTTTGTATTATTAAAAAGTTTTTTATATTTGTGGTCGTAAAAGACTATGGATATACAAACAATTTTAACAGAGA